AAGGTTGTTAACTTCTCATGCTCAGTATTTCTATTTGCAAGTTGTTCGGTAATTGTTTGAATTTCCGATTCCAGATCCTGTTGCTGTCGTTGATATCCAGCGATCCTAGTATTATTTTTAGAAATGCCATGCGTTAGGTTAGTAATCTCCTTCGATAGTGCAGTGAATTGATGCTCTCTCTCCTCTTCGTTTTTAATTGCCTCTTCTAGTTCCTTATAACCAGATTGCAACTCCTTAGCCTTAGTTTGAGCATCGGTAATTTTATTTATTCTAAACTCCTCCTCGATTGCCTGAGTGCATGTAGGACAAACCGTATTCTCTGTAAAGAACTTATGCTCTTTAGTAATGGTCGATACTCTTTGAGATATTTTACCTTTAATATTTCCAAACTCACGTAACTTTTCAGTAGCACCTGCTACTTTCTCTTGTTCCTCAGTAAGTCCAAATACCTGATCCTCCGTATGTTCATTCTGTAACATTAATACACAAATCTCATCACCTATCGATCTCATCTTCTTTTTATTTTCCTCTATATTTTCTTTACTTCTATTCTCTATCTCTGAAATAAAATTTTCTTGCATAGAAACTTTATCATTAAGAGATTCTTTTTTAAGAGTGAGTACTTTTATCTCTTCTTTAAGTGAACGACTTTTCTCCTTAATAATATTATTCATTGAAGAGAAAATTTTAATGTCTAAAAGATCTTCGATCACCTCTCTTCTATTATTACTAGTCAATTGCATAAAAGGAACAAAGGCACTCGATCCTAATATTACTATCTGTGTGAAAGATTTATAATTCATCTTAATCACATTTTGTTCCAACCACTTTTGTTGATCATTAACATTAGAAAATTGATCTAACAATTCATCATTTCTATAAATTTCAAACTTATTTGGTTTAACACCTCTTACTACTTTCCACTCAGTTGTACCTATGGTCAACTCTACTTCGACCATACAATCTTTTTCATTTGTAGTATTGATTAATTGTGCCTTATTAATCTTACGAAAAGGTTTGCCAAATAGACTAAATGTAAGGGCATCAAGAACTGTACTCTTACCAGAACCATTAGATCCTACTATTAAAGTATTATCATCCTTATTAAGGGTTATCTCAATAAATTGATTTCCCGTAGAGAGAAAATTTTTCCAACGTATTTTTTCAAATAATATCATGACCAATAGTGGGTGGAATTACAATGTCATCAGGGGTAATGATGGTGTAGACGTACCCGTAATCATCAATTTGTCCTCAACTTCTAGAATATTCATTTCAGGATAATCCTGTTCCTCTAACATCATAACATATCTTTCAGCATCATCCTCTTCTTCAAATAGATATAGAATTTGTTGTCCAGTATCATCTTCAACAGAGTATGCACCTTCTTTTTCTTTACCTGCAAGAGTAAGAATAAACATTATATCAACTCACAAGCTTCTTGATAAACCTCACTCATCATTTTTTGAATAATAGATTTATCTAAAGATATCTCAGACTCTTGAATATAATTATTAAGAATAGACATCGTATCCTCAGATTCATAATCACCATCAAGTTCTTTATCAAACCATCCATTGAATTCAAAATTTTCAACAATTTTTAATTCTGCTACGTTAGATGCATATAATTTATCAATAAACTTTTCAAATTTCTTGGTATCTGTTTTCTTTCTAACAACTAATTTTACTATCTTATCTTCTAACTCACTGGCATCAAAGAGTTGATAATCATTATCAGTATAATATATCTTATAAAAAAGACGATGAGTATTATTGACAGGTATGGTTTCTAATGTTTTAGTATCAAATAGATGGAACCCTCGTGTATCTTCACAATCATTCCAATATATTTCATAAGGATTTCCAAGATAGGAAATATTATCTTGGGTAGATCTAGTATGAAAATGCCCCGAAAAAACTTTTTCAAATTTCTTAAAGGGATCCATATCCATTCCATGATCCATCACCACATAATCATTAACCTTGAATCCTTGAAGTTCTAAATGTCCCATACAAACAGGAGCTCTTGACTTATTAATCATAGATAAAGTCATCTCTTTATTCTCTTGATTAATCCAAGGAACAAGAAGAACATTCAATCCACACACATCAATAGAAGTTGTTTCTGAATATACTTTTACATTATCATACTCACGCAGCAAAAGATCTATTGCATTTATATCATTTGTATTCTTATAATATGCTGTATGATTACCCACTATCGTATGAACTTCTATTCCCATGTCTCGAAGACGATCAAAATAATGATCCTTTGCCCACGTCAACGCACTAAAATCAATACCCTTGCGACTGTCAAAGGTATCACCCATGTCAATAACAGTTGTAATTTTTTCTTTTTCTAAGGTAGGAAAGAAAACATCATCATAAAATTTCAAAAAATAATCATGAAATAATTTAGAATTTTTTCTTGCACCAAAGTGCTGATCAGTAATTATTGCTATCTTCATCGTCTGTGTTTTATGTCCAAATTACCTGATAGGGTTATACGAGTATCATTATACCTATGTTTAGGAACATGATGCATTATATACCCTGGAAAAGCAACAAAGGTTCCTTCTTTGGGTCTAATCCTTTTACCACTATCAGTAAAAACTAAAGGAGAATCATACCATTTTGACTTTACAAAATATGCAAAACTAAAAGCAACTGGTTTATGGCAATGAGATTGAGCATAGTCACCTTTTTTATAAACATTTGCCCAAAAACGACCTTCTCTTAAATAACCCCTAGCACCACCACTCCTAGAACCTGGTTTAAAATGTTTCTCAATCTCTTCTATTATATAAGACTTTAAATTTCTAAAAGTAATATTATCTGGTTCCCAATTCCACTCAGTATGAATAGATGCTTTCACATTACTATTATTCTGTGGAATAGGATTACAAACTTTTAATAAAGACAAAACCTCACTCTTCACTTTATCAGCAAATTGGTATTCACCTTTAATAATACTAGCCTTATGTTTAACAGAAATTACTTCCATTCAGTTACGTAACTTAGAATGTACGGCATCTTTAATGGAATTATAGTCTGCATATGTGGTTCCGTCAATCTGGTTGCTATCATCAAATACTTCTGAGTAACCAGATTTTTCAAGAATCTTATTTTTAATTTCTAATTGGCGTTTCTCTCTTTGTATCCTGCGGAGAAATGCGTAATGTATTATCTGTGTAAAGTATGCAAATGGATTCTGAGATTTCTCTGGATTAAAGTTGTGTATGTACTGAACACAATTTTCTATACCATCAGATATCATGTCCTCTTTGAACATATAGTTAACAAAGTTTGGTTTAAATGATAAATGGTTTGCAATCTTTAAGAAACATTCGCCAATATATCTTGGGATTACGGGTCTAGGTTTATCTTGTAATACAGCAATTTCTCTATCTTCACGATATCTTATCAGAGCAGCAAGAAACTCTTTATTATTCACATAGTGCTCAGACCTTTTTCTTTTTGCCATAGTTCCTCGCTTTATTGCCATGAGTTATTATCACTACTATGTAGATATTATAACATTTATCTTAGCCCTTGACAAGTTAAGAAATCCAAGTAGAATACCTTTGTGGAGGTTCAAGGGATATATTAACTATTAGTATTATTTGTATTCTTAAATATCTTTTCTAGAATAATTTTAGCATCTTTTACATTAGCAACATAACCCATCTTTTTGCTAATTTTTGTACTAGAATTATTATCATCTTCTGAGTCTCTTAGATATCTTTGATACATCATAATCATTTCAACATCTTCTGATTCTGATAATGTAAGAACATTATCTAAATTAATTATAAACATATCTTCTCTACTTGTTTTTAACCAGGGTTCTACTTTATAACCTACCGTTCCGTGCTTGCCTTTAATCTCACCAATTATTATTGGATGATGAATTATCAACATTGTTCTGTCGGTTTCTTCTGATGCGGCAACCTTGGCAAATATTTCTTCGCCAGAATTAAATTTTATTGTAGCATAAAAATCGTCTTCTATTCCCATGATTTTATTCCTTTTTTAATTGTATAGTGATTATCTCATAATTAAAATTTTCTTCGTTGTAGATTTTAATTCTTTCAATAAAATGATTGAGTGTGTAGTTTCTTCTAGAATTCTTAGTGCAATCATCAGAGATATCATATAGGATTGCTTTTACTTTGTTTGTTCCTTTTCTAAGAACTCGTCCAATACTCTGCAAGTTGCGTATGCGTGATTTACTTGGAGAAGCAAAGATAACATTATTGAGGTTTTTAATATTGATACCAGTTGAGAATGTACCATAGGAGGCAACGATAATAGCGTTGTTTTCAGTTTCGGTAATTTCTCTTACTTGTTCTCGTTCTTCTGCATCAACCCCACCATGAACAAAGAATAATTTCCGATCACTTTGCTTATTACTATTTATTAAATCATAAAGTACTTTCCCATGTGCTTCTACTCTACTGTAAAGTATTAAAGTATTACCTTTAAGATCTAATGTTAAATTTTTAATAAAAGAATTTCTTTGCTCATGAGTAATGAGATATTCTATTTCATCATTATAGGTTTCAAATTTTTGTGGAGGATGTTTAAGAACAAGACATTGTATATCTAATTTTGATAAATGTCCTTGCTTCATTAACTCATCTGTACGAGTTACTTTATAGGCTGGACCAAACAATCCTTCTAGCACCCACTTATGAGTCTGTGTTCCATCTAATGTACCAGTGAAACCAAATCTATACTTAGCATGATGTAATTTTGTCATTATAGATATTAAGGACTTACTCTTAAACAGGTGAGCTTCATCTCCAATAACTACATTATATTCTTCAAAGAAAGATCTCTCTAACTTATAGACAGATTGCCAG